GTTTTATGATAATCAATTTTTTCCATATCTTAAAGAACATAATATCAATACTATTGTTCATTTAGGAGATATTTGTGATAGAAGAAAATATATAAATTTTGTTACTGCTGGTCATCTTCGTAGATTTGTTGATAAATGTGCAGCAAACAATATCGTTCTTCATGTGATTATAGGTAATCATGATTGTACGTTTAAGAATACTAATGATGTCAATTGTATGAATGAATTGTTTCACCATTCGAAGCACAATAAGAAGAATCTTTTCTACTATTCAGGCCCAGAATCTGTTGTATTTGATAATACCGAAATAGCATTTCTACCTTGGATTTGCTCTGGTAATTATGATGAGTCGATGAAGTTTCTCGAATCAACTAAAGCTCAGATTCTATTTGGCCATCTTGAAATTGCAGGCTTCGAGATGTATCGTGGTTCCGTAAATGATCACGGCTTTGGTACTGAGATTTTTGAGAAGTTCGATGCTGTTATGTCAGGTCACTTCCATCATAAATCGTCTCGTGGTAATATTCACTATCTCGGTGCTCCATACGAGATTACATGGAGCGATTGGAATGATCCACGCGGCTTCCATATTTTCGATACCGAAACAAGAGAGTTGACTTTTATCCAGAATCGGTATAAGATGTTCCATAAGATCCATTACGATGACTCACTCAACGATATGGATACTGTGTTGGATCTCAACTATGAAGAGCTTCGTGGCTCGTATGTGAAGGTAATCATTCACAACAAGAACAATCCATACTGGTTTGATATGTACATTAGCAAACTTGAAAAGTGTGGTGTGCTTGATCTCCAAGTAGTTGAAGATAATCTCAATCTCAATCTAGAAGATGATTCCGATATTGTCGACGAAGCAGAAGACACGCTAACTATTTTACGTAAGTTTAGCAGCAATATTGAATCCAAGATTGACAAGAATAAGCTTGATAAATTCCTAACGGATCTGTATGCAGAAGCTCTAACTGTGGAGTAATTTATGACATTTGAAGAATGGTTTAATGAAGTTGAATTATTTTCAACTCGGAACGAAAGATTCTTTGGTGATCTTGATCATCATAAAGATGGAGTTCAAGGCTCATATAATCGGATGGTTGAATGGCTTAAGGCAGCATATACAGTTGGATATGAACACCGAAACCTAGAATTAATGGATGATCTTAAGTGATTTATTTTAAAACTTTACGATATCAGAATCTTTTATCTACTGGTAATCAGTTTACTGAAATTAAATTAAACAAGTCAAAGTCAACATTAATTGTTGGCGAAAATGGAGCAGGTAAGTCAACTATTCTTGATGCTCTCTCCTTTGTTCTTTACGGTAAACCATTTCGTAACATCAATAAGCCTCAGTTGCTAAATAGTATCACTGGTAAAGGTCTACTTGTAGAAGTAGAATTTTCCATTGGCAAAAAAGAGTACATGATTCGTCGTGGTATTAAGCCAGGTATTTTTGAAATCTACCTTAATGGAACAATGATCAATCAGAATTCTGATATTCGTGAATATCAGGAAATGCTTGAGAAGACTATTCTCAAAATGAATCATAAGTCATTCGGTCAGATTGTTATTCTTGGTTCCGCTAACTATGTTCCATTTATGCAACTTTCTGCAGGTGAACGACGTTCGGTAATTGAAGATCTTCTTGATATTCAAATCTTTTCTGTAATGAATACTCTTCTCAGGGATAAGGTAAACAATAATAAAGCTGCATTGCGTGATGCTGATTATAAGATTGAACTTATCGAACAAAAGATCGAACTACAGAAAAAGCACATCGAATCACTAAAGACAAACAATGAGTCATTAGTTCTGAATAAGCAAGAATTAATTGAGTCACTTCAAATCAAAATCGATACTGCTGAATCTGATGTAGAGAAGATTAATAGTGAGATTGAAGAATTAAACTCACGCATTGCTGACAGTGATAAAATCATCAAAAAGAAAAGCAAGTTGATCGAATTAGAATCTCAACTTGAAACAAAGATCAAGAATCTTAAAAGAGAAATTAAGTTCTTTCACGATCACGACAATTGTCCTACATGTAAGCAAGGTATTGATCACGACTTTAAGTCAAAGACTATTGAAGTCAGAGACAGTAAAACAAAAGAAATTAATGATGCTCTTGTAACACTTGAGACTGAAATTCAATCTATCAATACTCGAATTGAAGAAATCTCTGAGATCAATTCACAAATTACAAAACTGAATAATAAGATTACAAACAACAACACTGATATTCGTTCATGGAACAATAGTATCAAAACACTTAAAGTTGAAATCGAATCGATTCGAGCTAATACAAGTCAGATTGACATTTCCGAAATTGAGATTGAACAACACAAAGATGAATTAGCTAGAGGTATTAAGGAAAAATATAAGCTAATTGATGAACGTGAAATTTTGGAAGTATCATCAAGTCTATTGAAGGATACTGGCATTAAAACGCGGATCATCAAGCAATATATTCCCATTATCAATAAACTTGTCAATAAGTATCTTGCATCTCTAGACTTCTTTGTGAACTTTGAGTTGGATGAGAAATTCACCGAGACTATCAAATCTCGCTTTCGTGACGAATTCTCCTATGCATCATTTTCTGAAGGTGAAAAGTTTAGAATTGACGTTTCATTAATGCTTACTTGGAGAGCTATTGCTAAACTTCGCAACTCTGCAAGTACAAATCTTCTGATTATGGATGAAGTATTCGATTCATCACTAGATGCTGGTGGTACCGAAGAGTTTCTAAAGATCCTAGATACAATTGGTCCTGATAATAACATCTTCGTTATTAGTCACCGCGGCGATCAGTTATATGATAAGTTCCATTCTGTATTAAAGTTCGAGAAACATTCTAACTTCAGTAGAATTGCTGCATGACTTTAGCTGAAGAGTATAAAAGACTATATAATGAGACTGCTAAGAAAATTCTCGAGAATAGAGATGACCCTTATGAATGTCTTATCATCAAGAGAGAATTTGAAGAACAAAGAAAGTATCTCATTGATAAGTACAAAGAAATGAGTTGACATTTTTCCGAGTTTGGATTACAGTTAATTATTAGAAACAGTGAGGAGTGACTATGAGTAAAAAGAATAAACAACCTGCGTTACCTGACACATCACTCGATTTCGATGCATGTCTCGGTAAGAAAGAAACCGAAGGTCGTCCTGGTTCTTTGGCAGATTTTCTAGGTATGAGTGACGTTCCAGAGACAGTTGAGGAAGCCGAAAGGGAACACAACTATCAAAACTGGCGCAAGCTTTGGAAGGGAATGCCTTCCTATGAATCTCAGAATCTTGAAGCCTCAAAACAGCTTATCGTGAACTTTCGATCTGAAGAAGACTTTCTTGCATTTGCCGAGATTCTAGGTCAGCCACTGACACCAAAAACCAAATCAGTTTGGCATCCAATCAAAGAACGTGAAGAAAATTCTCTAAAGCGCTGGATTGAAGATGAATAAGTTTCCATCAAAGACAAGTGAAAAATACCAACCTAAGTATCCACTGATGATTATCAGTAAAGGTCGTTGGGAAACAAGACATACTGCCAAGGCATTTGAACGTCTTGGTGTCCGATATTACATTGCCGTCGAACCACAAGAAGCGGATAAGTACAGAGAGGTTATCAATCCCGAGTTTGGTACTGTTCTAGAACTACCTTTCAGTAATCACGGCAAGGGATCTGGCCCTGCTCGAAATTGGATTTGGGAATGGTCAATTGCTCAAGGTTATGAGCGCCATTGGTGTATCGATGACAACATCACTGAGTTTTGGCGCTTTCACAACAACGATCGTGTCCGTGTTGAAACTGGATCCATCTTTAGAGCTATGGAAGATTTTACTGATCGGTTTGAGAATGTAGCACTTGCCGGTCCGCAGTATAAGTTCTTCTGTCCTGACAATTATCATCATCCACCAGTACTTCAGAATACACGACTCATGTCTTGCATTCTTATCAAGAATGATCTGCCATTCCGTTGGCGTGGTAAGTACAATGAGGACGTGGATCTATCACTACGTTGCCTCAAGGCAGGTTATTGCACTTTCCTCTTCTATGCATTCCTACAAGGAAAGCTTCGTACTGGTACAGTCAAAGGTGGTAATACCACTGAAATCTATGGCGACGGTACTTTTGAGAAATCAAAGATGCTTGTCAACCTTCACCCAGACTGTGTTAAGCTAGTACAACGCTATGGTCGTTGGCATCATGATGTTGATATGAGACCATTTAGAAATAATGAATTAATCATTAAGCCAGATGCAGAATTCCCAGATGAACCAAACGAATATGGTATGAAGTACGTTTATGGTTATGGGACTGATGATGCAAAGATTATTGACACACCAGTACCAAGGAAGCGGTAATGAATTTTGGGTCTTTGGATAATACTCTTGCTAGAAATCTAGGTTATTCTGGTGAAGATCTTGTAAGTGACTTTTTTATTAGTCTGGGAGAGTCTGTTCAAAGATCAGAAAATGCATATGATAATAGAAAAGACTTAATTGTCTCTGGTGAATGTGTTGAAGTGAAAACACAAGTACCATATCGTTTCTTTGGTAAGGAAAGAAAGCCTGCATTTACGGTACCAATCACGAGTGATAATAGTATTCATACTAATCAACTTAATAAGTGTGTAAATGTAGACAGACTTATTTTTGTAAAACGTCCATCATCTGATGATAGAATTATCAGACTTTACGAAGCCCCAAGACTTGGTAAGAGATATTTTGAAATTATTCAGAATAGAAAAGACCAACGATTTGTAGCTGGATTCTATATTGATACTTTAACCGAGATTGGTACGATTAGTGATGCTAATCTTGTGAATAAATTCATGGAGCAAAGATATTAATATGGATACTTGGACAAAACGATATCTTGATCTTGCTAAGCATATTTCAACTTGGTCAAAAGACCCTTCTGCTAAGATTGGTTCAGTAGCAGTTGGGTCTGACGGCCAGATTGTTTCGCAAGGTTATAATGGATTTCCTCGTGGAATTAAAGATTCGCCAGAACGACTAAACGTACGAGAAGAAAAATACAAGTTCGTAGTACATGCGGAAATGAACTGTATATATAATGCATGCCTCAACGGTTTAGGGCTAAAAGATACAATTCTATTTGTATCAGGTCTACCTGTTTGTTCAGAATGTGCAAAAGGTGTGACACAGGTTGGTATTAGGACTGTCATTTCTCAATATGACACAACTACATTACGTCCTACATGGTACGAATCCAATCTTCTAACGAAACAAATATTCAGTGAAGCTGATATTGTTTATCTTCAATATGATCAACATGGTGAACTTATTTCATGAAAATGATGATTTTCGACTTCGAGACGATGGGTACTAATACACAAGATTGTGCAGTACTAGATTGTTCTCTTTATGTCTTTGATGATGAGTTATTTCTTTCAAAGCCATATACACTACAAACAATTCACGACATTAAAACTCTGAAGCCTTCAGTTAAGGATCAGGTTGACAACTATAAATATAAGGTATATAGTGACACTGTTGCATTTTGGAGCGAACAGTCAAAAGAAGTACGAGACCGAATCAAGCCTCGTACAACAGATCTTACTTTAGAACAATTTGTAGATGAATTCATTTCTTATATTCGACCTCACAAGATTAGTTATTGGTGGTCACGTGCAAATTCATTCGATCCTATTATTCTATGGCGCCTAGCTGAGGCCGTTGGTAGATTAGAAGAAATGCACAAGATCCTTCCACACTGGAAGCTAAGAGATACTCGAACCTTTATTGATGCAAAACTGAGATTTCCTAAAAAGAATTCATTTACTCCTATTAGTAATGAAGCCGTATGGAATTCTGAGTTTAAACTGCATAACAGCTCTTGGGATATTCTGGCAGATATTCTAAGGTTCCAAGCTATTGCCAGAATTGAAAATGATCTGGAGAACATATGAAAATTTATTATGATGTACACGACCACAATCACGAAGAAGAAGCAGTCCCAAAATATTTGATTCCTTTAAATACTATGTATAAATACAATGAAGGTAAACTCCTTCAAGAAATCACTGAATATGTAAATAAGACATACGGTGAACACTATTCCCAGAATAACTATCAGGCCACGGAATTTATCATCGATGGTGGTCATGGTATCGGATTTACCATTGGTAATATTCTGAAGTATGCTCAACGATATGGGCATAAAGGTTCTCCCACAGATTGGAGAAAAGACCTAATGAAGGTTATTCATTATGCAATTATTGCACTACACGTGCATGATCTTGAAAATAAAGGTGAAAAATGAACATTGATTATTCGGAAATGATTGCTGCACTAGTAAAGCCAGGTGCAGTTATCCAAAATAGCTTAACTAGTAATTCAATTAATCTGTGGCATATGGCAACAGGAATCTCTGGTGAAGCTGGTGAACTATTAGATGCGATTAAGAAGCATGTAATCTACAACAAAGCACTAGATGTAGAAAACGTGATTGAAGAACTTGGTGACCTTGAATTCTATATGGAAGGTCTACGCCAGGCTCTTAATATCACAAGAGAAGAAACAATCAAAAAGAATATTGAAAAGCTTTCAGTTCGTTATCATGGACTGACATATAGTGATCAAAAAGCTCAAGACAGAGCTGACAAGAAGTAAGGATATAGTATGAGTTTGGAAATTAAAGTACCAGTAGAAAAGTTAAGAGAACGAAAGCTTTTTGTAGCATGTCCAATGTATGGCGGTCAATGCGCCGGTATGTTTGCAAGATCAATTGCGGATCTTTCTGCAATTTGTACTCACTATGGCATTCAGGTAAGATTCTACTTTCTATTCAATGAAAGTCTAATTACTCGAGCAAGAAACTATTGTGCCGATGAGTTTATGAGGTCAGGTGACACACATCTAATGTTTATCGACTCGGACATTGGTTTTAATGCACAGGATGTCATCGCTCTACTTGCTTTGTCAGATCATCAAGACCCAGCAAATGAATATGACATCATTGCAGGCCCTTATCCTAAGAAGTGTATCTCGTGGGAAAAGATTAAGACAGCAGTTGACAAGGGCTTTGCGGATGAAAACCCACAGAATCTAGAGAAATATGTCGGTGACTATGTTTTCAATCCAGTACAAGGCAACGGAGCAATTCCACTAGGTCAACCCGTTGAAGTTCTCGA